GTCTGTCGCTGATAAAGAGGCAATGCTTGAGGCCGCGCTTGAGGCATTCAAGGCTGGATTCCTTGAAGAGATAGATGGCCTTTACAAGCCCGTACAAGCCCCAGAAGCGTCGAAGGAAGCAGATAGGCTATCGGCTTACCTCATTGGAGATCATCACCTGAACGCCCTCTGCTGGTCCCCTGAGACGGGTGGCGATGATTGGGATACAAACATTGCTCAGGACGTACTGATCAAAGCCGTCGATAAGCTGGTATCAGTTGCGGGTGATTCGGAAGTAGGCGCACTGATTAACTTGGGTGACTTCCTCCATGCCAATACGTCGGATAACAAGACGGGCAAGGGAACCCCCCAAGATGTTGATGGAAGGCTAGGCCGGACTATCCGCATTGTCGGCAATCTCTTTAGAGTCTTGATCACTCGTATGCTAGAGACGCACAAGGAAGTGTGGTTGATCAACGTGCGAGGCAATCACGATCCTGATGCCAGTCTTTGGCTGAATGAAATGATGCGCTTGTACTTTGCAAGCGAGCCACGGGTGAGGGTCTTTGACAACTTTTCTAAATGGATACACTTCGAATGGGGCGAGACTCTCGTGGTCCTACATCATGGCGACCGAATGAAGACTCAGGCGCTTTATGAGGCTGTTACGCGAGACTACGCGGAGGAATGGGGCCGCAGTAAATACCGATACCTGTATCACGGTCATATCCATCACCGGACTGTGACAGAGATGGGCGGGTTGCACCTCGAATCGTTTGGCGTCCTGTGTCCACCAGATGCCTACCATTCAGCTTCAGGCTACGGTTCAGCGAGGTCCATGTCCTGCGTTATACTCGATAAGAAGTATGGCGAGCATAGCCGATTCAAGGTCGGCATTGATGAGGTAAAAGCATGATCCCGATTATCAGTTGTCCGTTACCGGGTGGAGGTCAAGCGCTCATCAAGACACAGGACATTGGCGGCGCAACAACTGGCAAGAACCCGAAGCACTGTGACGTGTACGTGCTAGGCTGGGCGGCTAACGGGATCACAGTCGATCTGAGTTTGGATGACTTCGCGGAGATATGGGTTTCCGCTTTATTTGATGAGGGATCAAATGACATTGAAATCGTATTTACCCCAGATGACTTGCACTGAGTGTCACAAGATCATGGTGCCGCAGTTCAAGAAAGAGTATCCCCATAAGCTGGATGGCTGGTCGTGCGATTGCGGCAACTGCGAGAAGGCTATTCTACGAGAGCGCCAATACACGAGGGCCGATGATGGCAGTCAAGCGCGAGCAGTGTGATATCTGGTTTTCAAAGGCGGTAAGGTTACGAGACGGGAAGTGCCTACACTGTCACAAGACTGATCGGCTAGAGTGCGCCCATATCTACGGGAGAGCCAACAAGCGAGTGCGCTGGGCTATGTCAAACGCTACCGCCTTGTGCCATGCCTGCCATCGATACTTTACGTCCAACCCTATAGCATTCCACGACTGGCTGAATGTCGAGCTTGGCGAGGCGCACATGGATAAGTTGCGGCAGGATCGGAACGAGATTTACAAAACCAACAAGCTGTTGAGAAAGGATATCTCTGATCACTACCGCGATGAGGTCAGGCGTAAAGAAATAGATCCCGAGTACGAGATTCAGAGTTGGAACTAACGTAGTCCAGATAGTATTGGTGTAGGGCCATACGCTTGCGGAGCTTCTTCAATGCGCTGGCCTCTAGCTGGCGAACCCTTACCCGGCTAATGCCTAACTGATCCGCAATCTCTTGATGGGTCATGTGGTACGGGTAGTCGATAGGTCTCATGCTTCTCCCTCATACGGATCATGTATGCCGGGATACTTCATCAACCAAGTGCCCTGCACATTCTCAATGTACCTAGTGCTAACGTCGTGACTCTTACACCAGCGCAAAGCACTCTCCAAGCTGTTGAATACGATTGTAGTCATTGCTTCCCCCAAAAAGAAAAGGCCGCTTATGCGACCTTGACTTGATCTAAGGCTTTCTTTGCGGCGTTCATTGCCTCGTCAAAAGTCACTTCCTCTGCGATTGTTTTTAGCACCTTCCACTTATCGCCAGCCAAAACTGTATAAGTGCCAGTGCCGCCTGCTGTTGTTGAAACTTCAAAAATTTGCATTTCAAAACCCATTTCCTTTCTCCCTTGGTAAAGGCCGCTTATGCGGCCAACTGTGATGCGATTGCTTCGAAGATGTTGCGTCGATACTGAACTTCGTTTTCTTGACGAGAGATTGATACAAAGGCACCAACAGCCGCGTCACCAAACGCATATGCTTCGCCGCGAGCTTCGCTCTTTATCTCGTGTAACTGCTCTTGCGCATCTTCAAGTGCAATTTCAGCTTTAGTCAAAGTTGCCCAAAAATCGTTGTTGATTGCGTCTTTCATGTCTTTTCTTCCCTTGGTTAGTGGCTGTGTCCCCAGCCGATGAACACATTAAATCACATCTAAAATCAAAAAGCAACATTTTTTGTTAGTTTTTTTTAGAGGGGTAAATCTGGGGCAGAACATAAATTGTTGCAAAACCACAAATTGTGTATAATGGGGGCATGTGTACTACAGTGAAGCGAGCCATGTTCTGCACTCGTAACGGCTATAAGCACATTGAGAACCTCGATAAAGTATGTGTACTCATCGGGCGTTTGAAAGGACTCACGGAGTCCGAGTATCTCGATCTATGTGCAATCAACAAGCTAGAGAATGCACGAGCGTTAGAGATGGCGAAACATTACCCCAGTCACTAGGCATGGGGATATAACAGGCCGAAAAGGTCGCGGGGCTTCTTGCCCCTCAAAAAAGGGAAAGGGATATGAAAGAGCATTTAAGTGATAACTGTTTGGCGATAGGAATAATCGCGGTCATTCTGATTCTGTTCGGCTTTGCAGGAAGTGCGGACATGGAAGACAGAATTAACGATGAGCTATTTTACTGTGAGATGGTTCAGATATTCGAAGACTCCAAAGGTGAAAACGGCTGGCCCAACTTCAAAGGCATCGACTGTGAAGGTTCTTGATCTATTCGCTGGAATAGGCGGATTCACGTTAGGACTGGAACGGGCGGGATTTGAAACAGTAGCATTCTGTGAGATAGATCCATACGCTCAGAAGGTCTTGAAAAAGAACTGGCCCGGAGTACCGATTTATGACGATGTACGAACAATCACAGCAGAGCGACTGGCTTCAGACGGAGTTGGAGTCGATGTCATTACAGGCGGCTTCCCCTGCCAAGACATATCAGTCTCAGGAAACCGAGCAGGAATACAAGACGGAACGCGAAGCGGACTATGGACAGAGTGCGCCCGTCTTATTGGGGAGCTTCAGCCCCGATACGCCATCTTTGAAAACGTCACAAACTTGCTTAATGGAGAACGGGGAGCTTGGTTTAAGCGAGTTCTCTGGGACATTTCCCAGATCGGGTATGATGCGGAGTGGCACTGTATACCAGCTTCCGAACTTGGCGCGCACCATCACAGAGATCGGATCTGGATTATTGCCTACCCCAGTGGCGTCGGACATGGGCAGTGCATCGCAGAAACGAATCAATCAAACGGGGCATCCGAAGGCGGCGTTAAGGGAAGCAGTTTTTTGGCCGACACCCAATGCCAGCCAAGGCGGCACAACGGGGAACTGGAAGCCAGTACGCGACAGTGGCCACACAGTCCAATTAAGTCTCGCCCAATCTGTCAGAAACTTACGGATACAACAGGGCAAGCCTTTTGGCGGACTGAACCCGACGTGGGTAGAGTGGCTAATGGGATTCCCAATCGGTCACACAGACTTAAATGCTTAGGCAATGCAGTAGTTCCGCCAATACCAGAACTGATTGGGAGATCTATCAATGGACATGGATGAGTACATCATTGCAGTGCGGGCGGCAGACTCTATGGCTAAGGCTTGGAGATCGGACGTAGCTATACTGTCTAACCTAAAGATCGTAAGACTGGAGAACGCTAGAGGGCCGATACTAGAGGTTGTGAGGTGGGATCTCTGATGAAAGATCAACGTGGTAAACTAGACAAGGAAACGCGGGACAGACACTTTCCAGAGACCAATGGCGGGAAAGGATCATTGCCACGTAAATCCACAAAGAGCAGTAGACAAGCATACGCTGATAACTGGGATAGGATATTCGGTGGCAAAGACAAGAGCGCAACTTAACAGAGAGACACGCCAAGCCGAGATGCGAAAGAAGATTGAAGCGTCTGGGTATGAAACGCATGTTCATGAAGTTGTTAAGAAATTGCTAGATCCTGAGCAGGAATACGACTCTATTGAAGTCCAGCGTATGAAGTCTGCGGCTGATCTGTCTATCAAGATGATGGCTAAGTTCATGCCAGACCTTAAATCAACGGAGATATCCGGCCCGAATGGTGGCGATCTAGTCATTGCGGTACAGCGTAAGCGCTTCGATGGCGAAGATTGAATATATAACTAAACCACCGGGTAAAGTTCTCGAAGAGTTTGCCGATTGTCGGGCGCGTAACTCTTTCATCATGGGGCCGCTAGGCTCTGGCAAGACCGTCCAAGTCATCCTGAAGTTTCTAGAGTTGATGTGCGAACAGGCACCAGTCACTCGTGAGACCCATCCCAACTACGGCGTGAGACTCTCAAGGATCATTGCGGCACGTAACACCTACAGCGAACTATTCTCCACAACGATTAAAGACTGGATCGAAGTACACGGCGAGCTTGGGGAGTTTAAGCAGGGCAACAAGGAACCGCCCACGCACAAGATTGAGTTCAAGTTAGAGGATGGCACGACTGTACGCAGTGAGGTCATCTTTATCGCCTTTGATCGACCTGATCACGTCAAGAAGGCACGAGGCATACAGACTACATGGGTATGGCTGAACGAGGCCAAGGAGCATTCCAAGAGCGTTGTGGACATGCTGGATCTACGTTGTGGTCGTTACCCGTCGATGAAGGAAGGTGTGCGCCCTACTCACTACGGAATGATAGGTGACTCTAATGCCCCAGATGAAGATCACTGGTATTACCGATTGGCTGAAGAGGAAAGGCCGGAGGATTGGAAGTTCCATCGTCAACCCGGTGGTGTATATCGGGAAGGAGACGGCTGGTATCTCAACGAGAAAGCCGAGAACATTCAAAACCTACCTGAAGACTATTATCGACGTGGCTTGCAGGGTAAGTCGGACGATTGGATTAAGGTCAATCTGGCGAACGAGTATGGATTTGTCTCAGCAGGTAAGCCAGTGCATCCGCTATACACTGACTCTATTCATTGCTTGCCTGATCTTTACGAGCCTAGTCCTGATCAGCCTATCGTATTGGGCTTTGATTTCGGTCGGACACCAGCTTGCGCGTTTCTTCAGAGAGATGCGGTTGGCCGCTGGATTTGTTTTGATGAGTTTTGTATGACTGATTCTGGGGCTGTGGACTTTGCTCCCAGTCTCAAGCGGTATATCGAGGCGAACTATCCGAAGGCGAGGTTCCGTGGCTGGGGCGATCCCTCTGGCGACAACAAGAACCAAGCGAATGCTGATACACCATTCAAGATCATGCGGGCGGCTGGCATACCCTGTACACCTACGCTAACGAATGACCCGGCATTGCGACGTGCGGCCCTTGAACTACCCATGAAAGAGTTGTGCATGGATGGCAAGCCTCGATTCTTAATCAGCCCGAAGGCAAAGATGATTCGCAAGGGCTTACAAGGCGGCTTCTGTTATCGACGTGTGCAAGTGTCGGGAGAGAAGTACACCGATGAACCCGACAAGAATGAATACTCGCACCCAGTTGAGGCGCTTGAGTACGCATTACAGGGCGAAGGTGAAGGCCGTCAGGCATTGACTAACCTACATACGCAACAGAGACAGCCAAGGCAAGCGCAGGTCAAGTTTAGTGTCTTCTGATTGCTATGTCGTGTTTTGTGATGACAGCAAACACTGGTGGAGTCCGATACTCCATCCGACGATTAGACATTGCTATGTGATCAAGCCTGAGAACGGGAAATGGATCGTGCATTCCAAGACGACAAAGGGCGTTGAAATGTACACCACAGATGATGTGACCCATGTGGTTGAAAATGATATCATCGTGAAGGCTGTAATTAGAGAACCCCGACGTGGGCTGTTCATGTTGAACACTTGCGTTGGGCATACGAAACAAGTGTTAGGGATAACCAAGCCATTTATCTGGACCCCTTATCAACTGTATAGGTATCTGAAACATGAAATCACCGAAAGCACCTAAGCCCACAGCACAGCAAATCGCTGTTGAGCGTCGTCAAGCGGCGGCATTGGATGAAGAGATCCGAGAGCAGGAAGAGCGCTTTGCGGCAATGGCTCGCGGCAAGCTAGGAGTCAAGTCACTCTTGGGTGGCGTACCTCGTACTCGTGCTGAGGCCGCAGGTACAGGCGCAGGACGTGCCGCTCCCGCTCGTACCATGTTGGGTATGGGTGGAATGGGCGGAGCCGCTCCCCGTCGTGCTGGTGGCGCTCCACGCACTGGCACCTACAATGGCACTATGCCTCAACTCCGATAGGTAAAACCCTATGAGCTTGCCCCCGCATCTAGGCTCGATCCAAGATATCAAGGAACGAGAAGCCAAGGCGTTCAACACTCAGGCAATGTGGCATGACCAATTGCAAGACGTGTATGAATATTTTCTACCTCAGCGCAACTTGTTCGACCGTGAAGACAAAGGACAGAAGAAGATGGATAAAATCTTCGACTCGACTGCGTTGACGGCTATCCAGCAGGGTGCGAGCAAGCTACAAGAGAACATTGCTCCGATCTGGTCGCGCTGGGCTACCTTCCAACCGACCGATGAGATTGTCCGATTGGTCGAGACTGGGCAGTTCGATGTGTCTGAAGAGGACATCCGGGCGAACCTTGACCAGCAATGCAATCTGGTATTCGACTACATCAACCGATCCAACTTCCATACGCAGTTTTATGAGGCCGCACTTGATCTATTGGTAGGCACTGCCACCATGAAGATCGAGGAAACGGACGATGAGACCAACCCTATCTGCTTCAACACGATCCCACAGAAGGGCATTGCGTTTGAAGAGGGTCCATATGGTGGCGTTGAGACGCATTGGCGACGGTTTGAGGTCAAGGCTCGCTTGTTAGAGCGTATGTGGAAGGGCTTTGAGGCGTCGGAGAAGATCAGAAACCTCATAGAGAACAGTCCGAACAGTGAAGTACGGGTGTCTGAAGGCGTCATCTTTGACCCTAAGAACAAGCGGTACTACGGATGTCTATGGGTTGCAGAGGAAAGCAGGTTCTCATGGACTGAAGACTTCGGAGAATCAAGCCCTTGGGTCACTGGTCGGTACACGAAAGTGGCTGGCGAGGTACGTGGTCGCGGTCCAGCGATGCAGTCATTGCCCGATGTGCGCTCGTTGAACAAAGCCAAAGAGTTTGTATTGCAGAAGGCCGCAATTGACCTTGCAGGAATGTATACGGCTACTGACGACGGCGTGACAAACCCTTACAATATGGTCATTGCACCGGGTGTCGTGATTCCAGTCGGATCAAACAACACCAACAACCCTTCAATTCAACGTCTCGATACAGGATCGAACCTTGCTCTCGCGCAATTTGAAATCATCGAGTTGCAAAACGCTATTAAACTGGCGATGTTCAACGACCTGCGTGATCCTGCTGGTCCTGTTCGTAGCGCCACTGAAGTTGCTATTGAATCCAGAGAGCTTGCAAAGCGGATCGGGTCGGCTTTTGGGCGACTTCAGACCGAGGTACTCATACCAATACTCAAGCGTGTCGTCGCAATACTAACTCGACGCGGCTTGATCGTACCTATCGAGCTTGATGGGCGCGATGTAAGGGTTAAATTCACGTCACCACTAGCACGAGCGCAGGATGGTGAGGATCTGTTAGCTGTTCAGCAGGCGGTTCAGTTCGTATTGGGTACGTCTGGCCCAGAACAGGTACTCATGGCGTACAAAACCGAGGACTTCGGTACGTGGGCGGCAGAGAAAACAGGGATGCCAGCGGAATTGGTGCGATCTGAGATAGAAAAACAGCAGATTATCCAAGCCGGGGCGCAAGCTCAGATGATGCAACAACAACCACAAGAAATGGAAGCTGAATGACTTGGGAAACGATTGAGGGCCAAGGCCCAGATGCCAAGAAACAACAAGCAGAAATAAGGGAAAAGCAGGCAGAGCTATCGAAAGCCTATGCCCGTTGCTTCAATACCGATGACGGGCAGAAGGTTTTAGAAGACCTCACCCGTCGATTTCTCTTTGATAACGCTACTGCCCTATCTAGCCAGAACGTCGCGTA